AAACCACGTGAAACAAAAGACATTACCATAAATGAGGACTTACCACTATTTGTAGATTAGCGATAACCTAAACGCTATTCTGCAACCTATATGCAGGTACAAAAAACTAAAGCACTACAAATATTAAGATCGTTAGATAAACGCATACGCATTGTAAGAGGTGGAACATCTGCTGGTAAGACAATCTGTATTTTATTAATTCTAATAGATTACGCAATACGCAACCCTAATAAAGAAATAAGTGTAGTAAGTGAAAGCATACCACACCTGCGTAGAGGTGCATTAAAAGACTTCTTATCGCTTTTAAAGTCGCTTAATAGGTATAGGGACAATCAGTACAATAAAAGCACGTTAAAGTACACCTTTACAAACGGAAGCTACATAGAGTTCTTTAGTACAGATCAGCCAGATAAGCTGCGAGGTGCAAGGCGTACAGACCTGTATGTAAACGAGTGCAACAATATAAACTTTGAATCATACCAACAGTTAGCTGTAAGAACAAGTGGTATTATATGGCTTGACTATAACCCTGTATCATCTTTTTGGGTTGACAAAGAATTAGTAGGAAACCAAGATGCGAACTACGTTACATTAACCTATAAAGAAAACACAGCATTACCAACTACAATAGTAGATGAAATAGAAAAGGCTAAAGCTAAAGCACAAACCTCCACGTATTGGTCTAATTGGTGGCGTGTGTATGGATTAGGTCTTACAGGATCATTAGAAGGTGTATGCATACCTGATTGGAATGATATACCTGAAGTACCAGAAGAAGCACGTTTACTTGGTTACGGTATGGATTTTGGCTATAGTGTTCATTCTACATCTTTAGTTGCACTTTACAAATACAACGAAGCCTATATATTTGACGAGGTGCTATGTCGTAAGGGTATGCTAAATAGTGATATTAGTCAGTTCTTAAAAAACAACGAGGTAAACGATATAATTTATGCAGATAGTGCAGAACCAAAATCTATAGCAGAATTGCTATCGTATGGGCATTTAGTTTATCCTGTAAGCAAGGGCAGGGATTCTATAGTATATGGTATAAACCTAATAAACCAGAACAAGATATATGTTACACAAAGAAGCAAGAACCTAATAAAAGAACTACGTGGATATATATGGATGCAAGACAAACAAGGTAACACCTTACAAAAGCCTAACCCAACGTCAGGGGATCACAATATAGATGCAGCACGTTATATATTAAGTAGCGTATTAGAAAACCCACACAAAGGGGAATATCACATTTATTAAAATAATTATTATATTAGCCTTATGAAACATATATTAACAAACCGCAACGACCTTGCAAAGTACCTAAACAACCCTGCATTTAGGGTGTTTAATGTGTATGGTGCAAAGCCTAATTCTGCCGATTATATTGCCAACAAAGGGCAATGGGTAGTAGAGGGTGTTTACACTGAGTAAGGCAAAACAACAGGGCGAATAATAGTAACCCTGTTTTTTTTTGTTTATTATTTGTTAATTAAAAAAAAAGTTATATATTTACATCATAAACATAAAACAATAACACAATGGAAACTAATTACACACTTAAAAACCCCCACAAATATTACATTTGGTCAGTTAAGTCAAGACAAAACCCAAACCAAATTCTACTAACCGATAGACTATCACCAAAAGATTTCTGGTTTCAAATAGGACAATTTGTTGGAACACATATCAATGAAATGAAGTTAATAGGATACAAAATTGTTAAAGACCATTGGGGAAATGATGTTGAGGAAATATTTCAAACTACAGGAAAGTTTATGAAAAAAGAAATAATTGACGCACATAACAATAGCGATATAATAAAATAAAAACAACAGGGGGCAGCAATGCCCCTTTTTAAATACAATAATATGAAACGAATACAAGACAGTTACGAATACAAGATGGTAAAACAAATTACATCTAAAGAAAACAAAAAAGCTTTAAAAAAAGCCACAAAAGAAATGTTTATATTTATGGGTGCAGCCTATGTAGGTATATTTGCATTTGTTAAACTTGTTTTTTGGATATGGCTTTAGATCAAGACTTTTTTAGACCTTGGATACACAGGAAGTGGTGCTGGGATAACGGATACTTTGTTGAGGTAAAACCTACTAAAAGGGGTGCTTCACCTCAATGCAGAATAAATCTAAACATACAAAAGAACATACAACAAGGCACAGAAGAATACAAGCAAAGCAGTTTACAGCTTGGTGATAAAATAGATGAGTTGTACGCATATATGTATAATACGTTTAAATAGTTTTTCATTTGGTTTGTTTTAGTTAGGGGTTGCAGTAATGTTGCCCCTTTCTTTTTATACATAAATTAGCAAATGTTATTGTATTAATATGAAGATTGATATTTTAGTACCACAATCATTAAATGATATTACGTTAGAACAATACCAAAAGTTTGAAGCTGTCAATACCGATGATAATTCTAACACCAGCTTCTTGCTGCATAAAATGGTAGAAATATTTTGCGACCTTGATTTAAAGGATATTGCAAAGATTAAATTTACCTATGTTCAGCAGATTATAAATGATCTTAATGTAATGTTTGACCAAGACCCAAAACTAATACCTACGTTTGATTTAAACGGTGTTACCTATGGTTTTATACCAAAGCTGGATGATATGACGTTAGGGGAATATATAGACCTTGATAACACGTTAAGCGATTGGCAAACTATGCACAAAGCAATGAGCGTTTTATACAGGCAGGTTACAGTCAAAAAAGATAATAGATACCAGATAGAAGATTACGAAGGAAGTAAACACGCAGAAGCATTTAAACAAATGCCTTTAGATGTTGTAATGGGGTGCTTGGTTTTTTTTTACAATTTAAACAACGAGTTGCTACAAACTACCCTGAACTATTTGAGCAGGGAAATGCAGGACAACCTGACTACGGAACAACAGCAAATTTTGGATCAAAGTGGGGTTGGTATCAGTCAGTCTATGGATTGGCTAAAGGCGATGTTACCAAGTTTGACGAGGTTACCAAACTAAAAGCACATACAGCTTTTGTTTATTTGGCATTTGAAAAAGAAAAAAACGAATTAGAACGTAAACTAATAAATAAGAAATGAAAGGTTTTTACAATGTTACAACGCAACTAAAAACAGCATTTGCAGGTGAGCCATTTGTAAAGACAGTTACCTTTGGCAACTTGGCAGATATTGATTTAGACAAACAAACAATATTTCCGTTATCACACATTATAGTAAACAACGCAACGGTAGGTACAAAGACAACTGTTTTTAATATGTCAGTAGTAGCTATGGACATTGTAGATATAAGCAAAGCTGAAACTACAGACAAGTTTGTGGGTAACGACAACGAACAAGATGTACTTAACACACAATTAGCAGTTCTTACAAGGGTAATAAACGAGTTGCAACGTGGTGATCTATACACACAGTTATATCAAATAGATGGCGATGTAAGCTGTGAACCTTTTGTAGATAGGTTTGAAAACAAGTTAGCAGGTTGGACAGCAACCTTTGATGTGATTACACAAAACGATATGACAATTTGTAGCTAATGGATTATAAACAAACCTTACAAGCATTAGACATATTTGCAAAGAATGTTATAAAACAATCAAGGGCAAACCTTACACGCAAAAAAAAGAATGTAACATCTGATTTGTATGGCAGTTTAGGTTATGACTTAAAGGTAAACCCTAACAGTTTTAGTTTAGAATTTTATATGTCAGATTATGGTACTTATGTAGATGAAGGTGTACGAGGTGCAAAATCTACATATAAAGAAAGCAGTCAAAGTAGGTTTAGTTACACTAATAAAAGACCACCATCACAACCGTTAGCAGAATGGGCAAAAGCAAAAAACATTAGATTAAGGGATGAAAAAGGCAGATTTAAAAAAGGCAACTATAAAAGCATTGGCTATGTATTAGCTAAAAGCATATTTGAAAAAGGTATTAAAGCAAGTTTCTTTTTTACTAAACCATTCGAGCAAAACTTTGACAAACTACCTAACGCACTTGTAGACAAGTTTGCACTTGACATAGACGATTTAATACAATTTACACAATGAGTAAAATAAACGCACGTAGTCCATTCTACCTATCATATACAACACCTGCTGTACCTACACCAGAATTTACCTGTACAGTAGCAAATGCCACAGGATTTGAAGTAGATCAAGAAGGTGTAATTACAGAACCTACACTTGCTTTTGGATCGATTAAATCTTTTACAAGTAGTGATTCTGGTTTTAGCAATGGCAAGTATGCAACAGTTACAACAGCTACAACACGAACGGTAGTGTTTAAAATAAACATTCCGTCAGGGTTTAGCAACACATCAGCAGCAACAATAGATTGCTCATTACAAACAGAACAACCTGCAAAGGTTACAAGTGGTGCTACACCAAGTTGTTCAGGGGGAGTTACTACAAACGGTTCAATACCAAACCAAAGCATAGCATCAGGGGGCAATACAGCAACAATAAATTTAGCTTCTTATTTTACGCAAGGTTCATCTGCTATTGCAGGTTATACAGCTTTAAACTATGATCCAAGTTTTGTACAGATGAGCATTACAGGTTCAACACTTACACTTACATCTTTAAATGTAGGGGGTGTAAAAACTGTTTACGTCAGGGCTTTTGACAACGATGCAAATACTTGTACTGCTGTACAAGCTATACAAGTTACAGTTACGTCAACTAATTCTTTAGGTTGCACAAGTTCATCAGGCGTAACATCAGTAGGTTTAGTTGGCGGTTCAATTACAGCAGCAGGTGTAATAACACAGCCTGACGCTTTAGTTGATGTTGATTCAATGAGCCTTACGCAAGGTGGTGCAACAATAACATCTGTTTCTGCAAACACAGGCAGTTCTGCACAAAACGTTACGATCTATTTTAATTTTATAGTACCAGCAGGTTATTCAAACGCAGGTGATACCATTCGTTGTCCTAAAGAACTTGTACAACAAGGCACAAGCCTACCGACATTTACCTGTGATGATGCTGGATTTAGTGGTCAACAAATTTATGACACAGGAACTATTAATGTAGGTACTGCTGAAAAAGGAACTATTATAGGTGTTACACCTGTAAGATTTCAGCCTGTTGATACAGATACACCACGAACAATAAATTTAAGTATTTCAATACCTACAGATTTTGCAAATGCTGGTACTACTAAATCTGGTGGCTGTGATATTGTTGGTATTTTACAACCTGCACAAGTTCCTGTATTTGGTAATGTTGATTATTATATAGCATTAGATTTTGTAGGTAGTAGTGAATCTGATTTTTGCTTGTCAGGTTTTAATTTGTCAAGAACAACACGTGTTAAATCAACAGCAACAGATATTGAAGATGCTACATACGAAACGGTAGCACAAACAGATGCAAGTGGCAATGCATTTAAATTGTTTAACGGACAAAACCTTTACTATGTTGTCAGCAAACAACAAAACACATCAAGTTTAACTTCTAATTCAGGGGATTTTTATATATGGCGAATAGGTCAAAACGGAGTTATAAATGAAGTTTATATCTGGAACTGCGGTGGCGGTGGAAATGGTGATGGTTACGAAATATAAATAATATGGCAAATTTAAAAACAGTAGATTTAAAAATATACGTTTATTCAGGTGCTTCTGGTAGTTATTCAGATACTGATTTAGTATATGAACTACAAAAAGAAATCATTACAGGTCAAACTAAAGTGTTATTTGAAATAGCTGAATTAGTTAGGGATTACATAGACATTACTTTTAACGATGACTATTTATCAAGAACAATATGGGTAACAACAATAGCAACACTATCTGACGATACAGACCAAGTGTTTACCTACGGAAGCCCATTAACAGACACATATTTAGCGTTTGATGGTTACGGTTATTTTCAAGAAGAAATAAACCCACAGCTTACAGATGCGTTTGATTTAATTAGCAACACAAACATATACTTGCCAGAAGGCACAGCAGGTAAGTTGCCATTGTATGCAGCTACAGTAGGTAAAGTTATAATAGATAGCACAACTACACAGATAACAGATAGCGGAAACAGTAACCAAAAAATACAATACATTACTGTACCAGCTAATACATCACAGATTAAAGTATATGCTACTGACGATTCAACGCTTAAAAAAACAATTACTGTAAACAACGTATGTGAGCCAAAGTTTACACCTTACAAGGTTACCTTTATAAACCGTTATGGTGCTTACCAAGATTTTTACTTCTTTAAAAAGACAGTAGAAACCTTTAACGTAACAGATGAAAAATACAAAAGCAATACAATACAAAATAGTTCTGTTACATATAACACCTATAGCGGACAGCAAACAAGGTATAACATAAATGCAGTTGGTTCTTTAAAACTAAACACAGGGTTTGTTGTAGAAGATATGGTTGAGGTTATAGAGGAATTGTTTTTAGCAGAAAATGTTTGGATACGTTACGAAAACAAAACACTACCGATTATACCAACATCAAAAGACTTTACAGTTAAAAGTTCATTAAATGACAAACTAATAAATTACACAATAGACTTTGATTTTGCATTTAATAAAATGAACAACGTTAGATGATAGCATTACAGCTTTACATAGAAGGACAAGAAGTAGAATTGTTTAAGGATGAAAGTATAACCCTTTCACAATCTATACAGGACGTAAAAGATATTTCAAAGATATTTTTAGAGTTTAGCCAAACCTTTAGTGTACCAGCAAGTAAAACTAATAACAAACTATTTAAGCATTTCTATAATTTTAATATTTCCAAAGGTCAAGCGTTTGATGCAAGGGAAAAACAAGACGCAGAAATATATTTAAACTATTCGTTTTTTCGTAAGGGTAAAATCAAACTTGAAGGCTGTACATTAAAACTAAACAAACCACACACATACAAGCTAACCTTTTATGGCGAAACAGTAAACCTAAAAGATTTAATAGGCGATGCCTTGCTTGGTGATTTGCCTTTACTTGCCGATTTTAAATTTACATATTCTGACACAAACATATTAGATTATATGTCATCAGGGTTAGATATACAAATAGGTGATAAGACATATTTTGACGCTTTATTGTTTCCGTTAATAACCCACACACAAAGGTTAATTTATAATTCAGGAAGCACTACAGCAAACACAGAGGAACTTGCAAATGTACATTACGCAGTAGGCAATACAAAGGGGGTTGAATTATCACAACTAAAACCAGCATTAAGGGTTTACGCTATTGTAAAAGCTATAGAAGATAGATACTTTAAGCCAAGTGGATTTACCTTTCCTGACACATTCTTATCTACAAATAACCCACATTTTTATAATCTATATATGTGGCTGCATAATAAGGCAGGATCAATATTTGCAGACAATACACAAAAGCAGCAGTTTACTAACTTTCAACTAACAGATATACAAGGCGGTAAATCTACAATGACAATGCGTTTACGCAATAATTCATTTGTAATACCTTCACCAAGTGCAGATAGAAATTCACGCAAACGTACAAGAAAAATACACCTTGATGTAACCTCATCTGCTAATGTAACCTTTACTGTGCTGATGTATAAAAACGGTGAATTGTACAGGGAATTTAAAGATAAATCTGGTACAACACTTATTACATTAATGAACGAGTTTGTACCTAATGGTACATATACATTTGAAATAGAATCATCAGGTGCTTCTAATTTTACCCTTGATGTAAAGGGTTATTGGAATAGATCAGTAGCACGTGAGCAGTTTATGAAGTTTCAATCTGTGTTAAGTTTTGGTTCAGGCATAGAAGTACAGGCTATAGATTATATGCCAGAAATTAAGGTAATAGATTTTTTAACAGGACTGTTTAAAATGTTTAACCTTACTGCATTTATAGACAGGGATAAAAATGTAATTATATCTACATTAGATGACTACTACGCAAGTAGCACAACAACTTGGGATATTACACAATATGTAGATAAAGAAACAAGCATTGTAAATTCTGTATTACCTTACAAACAAATTAACTTTGAATACGAAGGCACAGATAGCTTTTTAGCAAGTAACCATTTTTCACAATATCGTAAAAAGTGGGGAGGTTTAAAATACGATGCAAGGGATCACCAACAAAGCCCAACAGATAAAGTATCAGGTGAAGTATATGATATAGAAATACCTTTTGAGCATTTTAAATATGAAAGGCTTGTAGATGCAAATAACAATAACAATACATTTATACAATGGGGCTGGTCTGTAGATGACAAGCAGAGTTCTTTTGCAGGAAAACCATTGTTGTTTTATCCTGTGTTAGCAGGTGGTACAAATTTAAGTGTTGTAAACCTTGCAGGTGGTTTAACACTAAAATCTACATATTTTGTACCGTCTAATTCTATGAATTTATTTGGCACAGTAAGCGGTGTTACTATAGGACAGAATATAAACTTTAATGCAGAGGTAAACGAATACACACCAAGCGTAGCTTTTAACGACACATTATTTAAGAAGTTTTACAACAGCTATATAGAAGAAATATTTGATATTAAACGTAGGCTTACAAAACTAAAGGCATATCTACCTATTAGTATGTTGCATAAATATTCTTTAGCTGATAGACTTATAGTCTTTAATGAGGTTTACAAGATTAACAAAATAGTTACAAATTTTGAAACTTTATTAAGTGATGTGGAACTGATAAACATTACGACTGACAAAGAACAAATAATACCAGCACGTTTTATTGAAACAGGTATTTTAGATTTAACTGCCGACAGTAATATATACACAGCAGATGATGGTGCAATTACAGTAGATAAGTCAGCACGTAATGACGGTTTAGTAAGTAAAGCAACTATAGATGTAGTACCAGAAGATACATCATTACCAAACAAACCTAATTTAGTAAAAGAAAACGTGCCTTTAGAAGTTACTGCACCTATTATACAATATGTTACACCAACTACAGCTACATCAAGTGCGATTTATATGGCGTTTAATGTAACTACATTAGGTAAGATTGGCACAACAGAACAAATAGATGAATACGGTTTCTTTTATTCTACAACAGAATCAGATTTAAGTTCTACTGACATAGACACATTAAAAGCTAATGGTAGTGTAACTAATATTTCATACCCAACAAACACACATAATAAATTTACATTACCTCCACAGGTAAACTATCAAGTTACAGGTTTAAGTAATGCACAGATATTTTATAGATTCTATGCAAGAACAAACACTAATACAAGTTTTGCGTTTGGTGATGCAATTAGCCCTGTATTTTTCCAAGAAACAACTGTAAGCTATAGTTACACACAAACAACAGATGTAAGAAGGTATCAAATTACAGACAATGTAACGCAAAGAAAAACCGTTAGAATAATGCATTATGACGGAACACTAATAGACCTTGAAAATATTACAGGTTTTGGAAACGATGCTGTTACAGGTTCAGTATTATCACAATATTTTTATTCTAAAATTGTACCTATTGTTATAGATGGGCAATCTGCTACGTTTGCACAAAATGGTATTAATCAATATAACACAGGAATACTTGGTACAAGTAACCAGATACAATTTGGGCAGAATGAATTAGGAAAACGTACAGGCACAGATAGGGGGTATTCTGCAACATCAAGAACAATAGCAGAAACAGAAGCAAAAAGGCAGGTTTCTTTTTTAGATATGATGAAACCAACGTATGTACCAAAGGTTACAGGTGATAGGCTTTTTCACAACAACAGGACAGCAGTTACAGATTATGTTTTTCCATTTAGGGAAGGTTTTAGTGTTTACAAACTTTTACAAATACGATACAACGCAGCAGCAAGTACATTAGCAAAAGCAGACGATGGTTTTTATGCCTATTGGGGGTATAATTTAGACGGTAGCCCTAATGGAAGCACAGGTGTATCTGCACACGTAATAAACGGAGTTGTAACAGAACCTAAATTATTTTACTAATGATAGAAAATATTATTAACCTTTTAGAAATAGCAAAACAAGAAAAGCAAACAGGCGAATACACAGCAATAGCTTTAGGGAAAAACAAATACCCTGAATCAGTACGTGAAGCATATAATATATTTAGACAGGAACTATGGCAGCAAAAAAAGTAACAGTAGAACTTGAAGCAAAAACTGACAAAGCAATATCAGAACTTGAAGATTTAAAAAAAGAAATTAACAGGTTAAACGATGAGGTTAGTAAAGGCAACAAGCAAACAGAAAAAGGTTTAAAAGGTGTAGAAAAAGCATCAGAAAAAACTGCTAAAGGCGTATCATCTATTGGTAACGCATTAAAAGCTGCTGGTATTGGTTTGGCTATTGCTGCATTTGCCAAACTAACAGAGGTGTTTAATGAAAACCAAAAGGTAACAGATGCGTTTAGTACAACCTTTGAAGCATTAAGTTTGGCATTTAATGACTTTTTTAATTTCCTTGACAGAAACGTAGGTACTGTTATAGATTATTTTAAGGGTATTTTTAGCGATCCTAAACAAGCTATAGTAAATTTTGGCATTGCAATTAAAAACAACATCACAGAACGATTTAACAGCCTTTTAGATACACTTGGTTTTTTAGCAAGTGCAGTAAAAAAGGTGTTTAGTGGTGATTTTGCTGGTGCAATGGATGATGTAAAAAAAGCAGGTAAAGAAAGTTTAGATGTTTTAACAGGTGTAAATGACACATTTGATAAAGCTACTGAAATACTACCTAATGTTGTAAAGGGTATTACTGATTATGCAAAAAGTACAGTTAAGGCTGCAAAAGATACTGTTGAACTTAACAAACAAGCAGAATTAGCAGCAGTAATAAATCAAGGGTTAATTGAAAAATATGACAGACAAGCCGAGCAACAACGACAAATAAGGGATGACGAAGCTAAAACTATTGAAGAACGTATTGCTGCAAACAACAAACTTGGTGAGGTATTAGAAGAACAAGAAAAATTAATGTTGGCAAATGTTGATTTACAAATAAAAGCTGCACAAGCACAGTTTGACAAAAATGCAAATCAAGAAAACGAAATAGCATTACTTGAAGCAAAAAATGAAAAAGCAGCAGTTCTTGCACAGATAGAAGGTTTTAGAAGTGAACAATTAATAAATGTAAATTCTTTAGAAAGGGAAAAGGCTGACTTAAAAAAAGAAGCAGACGAACAAGCTATTGAAGATGCTGAAAAACTAATTGAATTAGAAGAACAAAAAAGACAAGGCATTTTTGATTCTATGGATGCTGTAGCCGAAGCAGCAGGTGCAGAAAGTAAAATAGCCAAAGCTATCTTTTTAATGAAGCAAGGATTAATTTTAAAAGAACAGATATTAAACGCAAAAGCTACTATTGCAAGAATAACAGCAGCCGCAGCAGAATCAGGTGTAGATGGTGCAAAAGGTTTAATGAAAGCAGCAGCTTCAGCACCACCACCATTAAACGTGCCATTAATAGCAACTTTTGCTGCACAAGCAGCAGGTATTGCAATGACAATAGCTTCAGCAGTAAACGCTGCTAAATCAAAAATAGGTGATGTTGGTGGCGGAGGTGGTTCTGCCCCATCGGTTTCTGCACCTCCTGCATTTAATGTAGTAGGCGAAGCACCTGTAAATCAATTAGCACAAACAATAAACGGTCAAGAACAAAGACCTATAAAAGCGTTTGTAGTATCATCAGATGTTAGTACTGCACAATCATTAGAACGTAACATTGTAGAAGGTGCATCAATTTAAAACAAAAAAATAAATATAATATTGTTATAATATGGATATAATAGAACTTTTTATAGACGAAGAAGAAGATGCTATTGGCATAGAAGCTATTTCTGTAGTAGAATCACCAGCTATTGAAGAAGATTTTATAGCACTTAAAAACCACGTTGTAAAATTTGCAGAAATAGACAAAGAAAAGCGGATATTAATGGGTGCAGCCTTAATACCCAACAAGCCTATCTTTAGAATGAGTGGCGATAGTGAGTATTATATCTACTTTTCACGTAAAACAGTCCGCAAAGCAAGTGAGTTGTTTTTTATAAATGGCAACCAAAACAATTCTACATTAGAACACGAAGTACCATTAACAGGATTGTCAGTTGTAGAAAGCTGGATAGTAGAAGGTGAACAAGATAAAACAAGGCATTACGGTTTAGATGTACCTGTAGGTACTTGGATGGTATCAATGAAGGTTTTAAACGATGACATTTGGGAAAACTACGTCAAGACAAACAAAGTAAAAGGGTTTAGCATAGAAGGCTACTTTGCGGACAAGTTAGAACGACCAAAAGACAAAACAATAAAAGACGATTTAGCCAAAATAGAAGAAGAAGAAGCACAGCACATATTAGACCAACTAACAAACTTATTTGATAACAGACAAAAGTTTGAAAGCTATGCAGATTATCCTGATGCAGTAAGTAATAACGCAAAAAAAGGTATAGAACTAAACGAAAAGGTAGATAATAAGTGTGCAACCCAAGTAGGCAAAGTTAGAGCAAGACAATTAGCCAAAAAAGAAGCTGTAACAGTTGAAACAATTAAAAGAATGTTTAGCTATTTAAGTAGGGCTGGTGAATATTATGACGAAGGCGATACTAAAGCCTGTGGTACAATATCATATTTGTTGTGGGGTGGTAAAGCTGGTTTAAGATGGGCAGGTTCTAAACTAAAAGAACTTGATCTATTAGAAGCAGACCTTAAAGAACCTTGTCAAGCAGGGTATGAAATGATAGGGTTTAAAATGAAAAACGGTAAACGAGTGCCTAACTGTGTACCAATAAAATGAAATATAGAAAAGGAAGATATTCAAGCCCTACAACTGACAAACGAGCCTGTTTATGTCCAGATGATACATATTCAAGGGAATGTTGCGATGGAAGTTTACAAGCACAGGGTATAGGTAATATTACTAAACCACACATAACCTATTATTATAAGCTGCAAAGGTGTAGCCATAGTACACACAAAGAAATTTACATAGAAGATGTTGAACTAACGGTAAATAATGTGTATTACTTTAATTTTAGCAATACAAACC